TTCGCCGAGATCAGATCAGAGATTTCAGTCGAAATCCTCGTGGAATTTGGATATCTGCTCAGGTAATCTTCTCGTGACATACTGTGAGTATTCAGATGGGTTCCGGTAATTTGCGGAAATTTTCTGCCACACATCCCACAGGTAACCATCTCGCGTGACGGAGCCACCATCGTATCTGGGACGCGCACGCTCATATGAGACCGCACAGCACCATCAATCTGGCCGGTGTCGACCAGCTTCTGTGCGTACGAGTAGGAAACCCCTTCGCGCTTCGCCCATGCATACAGCGAAATCATGCCACCTCCAAGATCACCATAGCACAAATACCACAAATGCAAAAAACCGAGATTACTCTCGGTTTCTTGTCAGGACGCTAAATAGGCTGGTGCGCTGGTGGCGGAATCGGTAGACGCAGTCCCCTGGCAAGGTAAGGTCTTTATAGACGTGCGAGTTTGAAACTCGTCCGGCGCACCACTCTCATAACATTTTCACTCGATTGGGTCACTACATTTCTGTAGTGACCCAATCGTAGTAGTTTCAGATGAAACTTAATGTCGCCGTGTCTATGGCTATGAGACCAAGGTAGTCAGCGGCATTTCCCAAACTGGAGGCGGCATTCGTCAAAGCTACGAAACCATAACGTGTCAAGAAGGACACGACCGGCTCGAAGGTCGACGGATCGATCACGACGCCAGAGCTTGTCAGTGGAATGTAAGGGCAATAGAACGCCGCAGCGTCGATATCGTTACCCTTGTAACCGATGAGCACCGGAGTTGAGTCCGAAGCGTACTGGTTGACGTAGACGCGCATCGCGTTGTTCAGGGTGCCAACAAACTTGGTGTTGGTTGGAGCCTCGAACACACCCTCGGTTGTACGAGCGAATGCCGATGTCGTCGCCGACTGGAGAATCGTGAGAGCCGTTGGGCTGACCACGCACCAGTTACCAGCGCCACGACGAGTGCGAGCGGCGATCAGGTTAGCCTGACGGTTGATCAGGATCGCGAGAGCGGCGTGCACGTCGCCGACGAACGTTGGCGTTCCCGTAACGTTGCTCATGTCGAACGTTGAGGTAGGAGAACCAGGCAGAGCGACAAGGAAGCTCAAGATTTCCTGGTCGATTTCGGCGGTGATTTCCTGTGCCAGCGCGGCCATGATTTCAGCCTCGATGTCCAGACCCTGTTGAGCCTGAGCGTCCTGCGCTGCTTCAAAAGTCCAACGTGCCGCAAGCTTGCGAGTCTTGGCTTCCACCACTTCCTTCATGATCTGAATGGAAAGGTGATTGCCTCCGGTGCCTTCCAGGATAGGCGTAGAAGCGGCAGCCGGTGTCGCGACTACACCGTTACCGGAGTAGTACGACGCGATGTTGAACGGAGACAGGGCTTCCGAGCCACCAGAGATACCGCCACCGGCTGTCGGGATGGTATCCGAGTAACGCACGCGCAACGTGTGAATCTGAGCCACAGGTCCCGTCATGGGCTGGACTCCGATGATCTCGTTGGCGATCACGGTTGGCATCACACGGCGGATGACCGGGAGGATGACTTTATTTAACGTTGCGACACTGGAAGCATTTGTTCCGCCAGCGGTCGCCGCCTCCATAAGGTGGCGTTTCGTGTTCTCAAGAACGGTCGCCATAGCTTGCTTTTTATTATGGTTTAATGTACCGTCTTGGTTGTGGGTGAGATCGCGCCCTTCACAAAGCGCCTCTTTCGTTCTCTGCCACTGTGATTCAAACAATTTGTTCATTATGAACTCCTTAAATATTACTTGATACCTGCGAGTCTGATTACTCGGGCTGTATCTGGATCAATTTCGCGAGCTTCCGCTTCAGCAGCTTCGGCCAATCTGTTTCCACGTTGTTCACCTGTTACGGTTCTCTGTGGATGTTCTTTCTTCTCATTCAGAACCGTCTTACCCGGAGGTGCCTTGCGAGTTGTCTCATCGAGAACAACCGGCAGTAGCTTATTGAAAGACTGACGCAGAGATTCCGTTTTCACGGTCTCCAACATGCCTTCCATCACCTTGCGTTTCTCGCCACGTAACGGAGTGAGCAACTCGTTAAGTGTTTTAGTGCGGGTCACGCGATCTTCGGCCAAACGCGCCTTGCGAACGGCGATCTGACTGAATTTGACGGCTTCATCCAACTTATCCTTGGATTCCGCGAGTGCCTTTTCCTTCAGGTCCAGAGTGTTCTGGAGCTTGCGGATTTCGGTTCCCTCGGCGAGATAAGAAGTCATGAATTCGGCAGAAACCGCCTCGAAGATTCTTCGTCCGAACATATTCTGACGATTCTTTTCGAGGTCTTCATGAAGTTGAGTCATCTCACGCTTAAGCGTTTCGTTGACCATCTTCTCCACTTTTGATGCTGCTTGCTTGACGAAACGATTCTGTGTCTCGCTCAGTTTTGCACGGCTCTCGGACACCAGCTTCACCCGTGTTCTACGAAGTGCGTCATGATCCTCAAGGAATTCCTTGAGTTCTTTTTCCACTTGTCTAACCACGAATTCATCAATTTTGCGCAGACGCTTGGCATGATCGAGAGCCAAAGTCTCCTTGACAGCAGACAGTTTATCCGCGTAAGCAAGACGCTCGTTGGTGAGTGTCTTCTTAGTCTCGCGAAGCTTCAGGAGTTCTTCCCTCAACTTGGCGGCGATGACTTCACGAGAGACACTGGTCTGCTCGTCAAGTTTGGCGCGGTATGTTTTGCGAGATTCCTTGATCGCTTTGCGGAATGCATTGCGAGCCTCGACGAACTTACCAACTGCTTCGGTCTTCTCGCTCGTATGCTTCTGAATGATGTCAGTCGTCATACGGTCGAGGGCTTCGATAAATTTCTCTTTATCGTTATCGTAACGGCGAGCGAATTCTTCCCGAACCGACATCTCTGTCTGTTCACGAACCTCCGCCACCTTTTTATCGAATGCTTCCTGGAGGCTGCTGACAATCTCTGGTGGGAGCTTGCCTTCTCCAAAAAGCTGTGTGATGTTATTATCCATCGGCATAATTTCCTCTGGTCAAACTTTCCATTTTAATTCTGTGATGGCTTTCACGATTTCCTCTTTGAGGAAGCGCTTGGCCATGGGATCGTGAATCGCCGCGTTCGCGAGGTCTTCTAAGATTCTACCTCTGCGAGTATTGAACGACTCGTAAACCGGCTTTGGGTAAGCGTCCGGTGCGCTTGGTCGTGCGACGATATCAATGGTGATGATTTCGAATCCTGAAACCTCACCTCTATCGTCAACGTTGCCTACGCCCCTGCTGGAAACTCCTAAGTGCACTCCATCCTCCAACAGGCATTTTATGATGTTGCCTGATGGGGTATTGAGTACTTTGAGCTTCCCGCATCCATCCGAACCTTCCATCCACATGTCGGTGATCATGTGCGACACACGATCCAGATTGATGGTCAATTCTTCCGGATGATCGATCTCCCCACAAACACTGACATCCTCATGAATTTGCTTGTTGATCGAATCGACCGCGCGCTTGATTTCATGAACGGGATAAACCCGCTCGTTGAAATTACGCACGCCGCCCTGAATGAATTTTCCCTTCATGTAAAGATTTTTCTTGTCTTTATTGACTGGGTTTTCTTCACTCTCAACAACGCATTGAGCCTGAGAATAAGTTAGGTGTTCGCTAAGAAGCATGTCTCTGATCTCACTTCGTCTTTGGCTTCATCTTGCCATCGACCGGTGAACGACCTTTGTCTTCTCCGCCGCCAGCGAAATCCTTGTTCAACAACGCTGCGCCATCGCCACCTTTCGGTACCGCGCTCATCGTGTCTTTGAAGGACGTGCGGACATTGCCCTTGCGAACATCGGGAACGATGGTCTGGACAGTCTTACGCGGTGGTGCTTCTTCTCTCTCGAAACTATCGTTGTGCGCATCGCCGGTCGCCTTCACCAGGTATGGCTTGGCTCCATCGACACGATTGTTGATGTCGTTGTTCGGAAGGCTGGACTTGCGATTGCCGCCAATAGTCTTGCCACCGGAACCAATCTCTTTGCCATCGGTATTCGCTGGTTTCGCGATCTGGTCCAATTCGGACAATACTGATTCAGTGATGTCGGCCAGTTCTTCATCAAGCTCGTCACCTTCGGTCTCCATATCTGCGGATTCCATGGTGTCGTCGGGATGATCATCATCGCCCAGGTCACTGTCCATGCGGTCGGCGAGATCATCTGTCTCTCCGGAGTCCATGGTTGGCTCTTCGCCTTCAACGTCCTGGAAATCATCGCCGGACAAATCGTCGCCCATGCCATCATCCATGCCGTCATCGTCACCCATTTCGCCCATGTCGTCGGACTTGATGACACCGCTGTCTTCGAGCGCGCCCATGAGGGTATCAAATTGCGCAGTCAGCGCGTCGATCTTGCTCTCGATGCTTTCATCGTCTCCTTCGAGACCAGCATCATCAGCGCCAAGGGCATCCATGTCCTCGACATCGCTGTCACCGAAATCATCTCCGGGATCGAGGTTATCTTCGCCGGTTCCATCGTCATCGACGGTGTTCATGCCTGCCAGATCATCCATGGAATCACCAGTCTCATCGCCATCGACATCATCGTCAGCGGCCAGATCACCATCATCAAAATATTCTTCTTCTTGAATTTCGTTGTTCCAGCCTTCGCCGAGATCAATGTCTTCGTCCTGACGGAGCGATTCGTGAATTTGCCGCGCTTTTTCCACCATGAATTTGTGGAATAATGCCGCAGCTTTATCTTCGTCGCCGTTAAGAAGATGGACTATCGTCTTCTCTAACAAACTTCTTGTTGCCATTGTTAATACTCCTAAGGTTGCTAAATCCTCTTGGATATTTACATGCCGAGTATGGCAACGCCTGATTAGGAGGTTTTTTTGCCTGTTTTTT